CGGATACGTGAATGCACGCCGCCGTGCCCGCCCCCGTGTTGATTTGCCATGCAGAATGCACTCTGGCAGTAATCTCGCTGCCCTTGATGATTCGTATCGCGCCGTTTGTCAGGGAAAACGCGAGACAAAGCACACGATTCCGTCCGAAGAACTCCGCAAAGGTGGTTCTGTCCGTGGCTGTGGTATTGCCCGTAAGGGCTTAACGAAAGGGAAAATGCGATGAAAGAGTCCAAAGCGATGATGGGTAAAGAGCTTGCCTTCATGAAAAAGAAGGGCGCTCCGGCCTCGATGATCAAGCATGAGAAGGCGGAAGCCGGCATGAAGACCAAGAAGTACGCGCGGGGCGGTGGCATCGAGTCCAAGGGCAAGACTCGCGGTAAAATGTGCTGACGTGCCGTTGACCCAAGGAGTCCGCGATGCCTGTTGCGCTTCCGATCACATCCGGAACGAGCGCGTCTACGCTCACGCTTGCGGAGCTTCTTGAAGAGGCGTACGAGCGCGTCGGCATCGAGATGCGCTCCGGGTACGACTACCGCACGGCACGGCGCAGTCTGAACCTGCTGACGATCGAGTGGGCCTCGCGCGGCATCAACCTGTGGACCGTCGAACAGGGCTCGATTCCGCTGACGACGGGGGTGGCGACGTACAACCTGCCGGTCGATACGATCGACCTCATCGAGCACACGATCCGGCAGAACCCCGGCAATACCACGACGCAAGTCGACATCAACATCAGCCGGATCTCCGTCTCCACGTACTCCACGATTCCGAACAAGCTGTCGCGCGGGCGGCCGATTCAGTTGTACATCAACCGGCAAAGCGGCGTTCAGAACCCTGCCCCGACCGGCGTGGTGTACCCCACGGTGACTGTGTGGCCGGTGCCGCCGGACAATACCTACACGCTGGTCTACTGGCGGCTGCGGCGCATTCAGGACGCGGGTATCGGCTCCAACGTACAGGATATCCCCTTCCGGTTCCTGCCGTGCCTCGTGGCGGGGCTTGCGTACTACATCGCCATGAAGCGCCCGGAAGGGCAGGCAAAGCTTCCTGTTTTGCAGGCTGAGTACGAGCGGCAGTGGCAGTTGGCGTCGGAAGAGGACCGAGAGAAAGCGCCCGTTCGGTTTGTCCCGCGTGGGATGTTTTATCGGTAAGCGCGATGCCGAATAAATTCGCGTCCGGCAAGTACGCAATTGCGCACTGCGACCGTTGTGGGTTCCGGACAAAACTGAAGGAGCTTCGCCCACTTACGATCAAAACGAAGCGGGTTAATATCCGGGTATGCAACGATTGCTGGGAATCTGACCACCCGCAGTTGCAGCTTGGGCTGTACCCGGTCAACGACCCGCAGGCGGTGCGTGACCCCCGGCCCGATACGTCGTATGCGGAAAGCCGATCGATTTCCTATCAAGTCCTTGTCGGTGCGGGCGTTGGAACAGAAATTGGAAATCTTGGGCTTGTCCCAGAATTATTTGTAGTCACAGAAGACGACGACGAAATCGTAACGGAAGATTATTTTAACATTGTTACTGAAAATATTGGATTGCCCCCGGAAATCTTTGTAGTCGCAGAGGCGGGGGCAGAAATCATCGCCGAAAACAGTTTCACTATTATCACTGAAAACGCTGGAGGTCCATGATGAAGATGTCCACCAAAGACGCGCTCAAAGCGCATATGAGCAAAGGTGCCGGTGCGCATCCTGATGCGAATGCCAAGAAGATGGCCAAAGGGGGTGTGACCTCTGCCATGGCCAAGAAGTACGGGCGCAACATGGCGCGCGTCATGAACCAGAGGGGTTCGTCCAAATGAAGACCAAGGGCAAAGTTCCCGTGCCCCATACGGCGGGCTACCCGGAAACCGACATCGGCAAGGACGATGTTCGCGTCAAGGGGCGCTTCATGTCGGGTACCGGACAGAAAACGTACAGCACCATGCGCGGCGCGGGCGCGGCCGTGCGGGGCAAGAAGTTTCTGAACAAGTACATCTGACATGAACCTCACCGAGCTTCGCACTGCGATCTTGTCGTATACGGAGAACGAGTTCTCCACGGCGGACCTGAACACGTTCATCGTGCAGGCCGAAGAGCGCATCAACAACTCGGTGCAGATTCCCGCTGCGCGCAAGACCGCGACGCTGAGTACGGCCCCGTACACGCCGTGGGTAGATCTGCCGGCGGACTACCTGTATGCCTACTCAGTTGCGGTAGAAGCGCCTGTGACGATGAATTCACAGTTCCTGTTGCAGAAGGATCCCAACTTCGTGCAGGAAGCGTTCCCCGACGGGCAGTACGTCGGCATTCCGACCCACTACGCGCAAACCGGACCGTACCGGTTCATATTCGGGCCGATCCCGGATACCTACTACCGCGTTTATGTGGTGTACTTCGGGTACCCCGAATCGATCACGGTGTCCTCCACCGGGCGCTCGTGGTTGGGCGATAACGCAAGCTTCGCGCTCTTGTACGGTGCGCTCGTCGAGGCGTATACCTTCATGAAGGGCGAGCAAGACATGATGGCGTTGTACGACGCCAAGTTCAAGGAAGCGCTCGCGATGCTCAAGCAGCTTGCGGATGCGAAGATCCGTCAGGATTCGTACCGGACCGGGCAGGTGCGGTACCCAGTTACTTGATTTCATTGCCCTGATATGCCAAGTCCACATTTCTCCGGTTGGGCGTACGATGACGGTCGTATCGCAACGTATCAGTAGAACGAGGAAGTTATGCCGTTTCAAAATATTGCGGTTCGTCAAGCGCTGACGATTACGGTCAGTGGCGCGGGTAGTTCAGTTGTTCGTACGCTGAACGCTAATGTGCTTGCTGGTTCGACGTTGGTGTTCGTTGGCACCGCAATCAGCAGCGCGGTACCTACTCAAGATCAGGCAGCGCTGCTAACCACGCCGAGCGGTGGGGGTACGTGGACAGGGGTTACGAATACGCGGTCCGCCGGAACGTATGCACCGAATGTTTGCGCGGCGGTGCTTTATAACGTGTCGGCGGGTGCGCCGACAATTACTTTGCCGTTTACGGTAAACGGGTCGCCCGCCGTCGATATCAAAGTTTCCGGCGTTATTTTAGAGATTGAAAAGGTGCCGTCTACTAGCGTAGTAGATGTAACCGTGACCGGCACTTCTACCAACGCCACCAGTACCAGCACCAGCGCAACGGGTGTGCTTAGCCAAACTGACAATTTGGCCCTTTTGGCGTGCGGGGGGTGGTTCGGGATACCGTCGAATCCAGCAGGCTGGACTTCGTATCTTACGCAACAAAACGGCGCGTTTATTGGGTGTCAAGTATCGGCTAAAAATCTTACCGCCACAACGTCAATTGTTGGTACGGTTTCTCACGATCTTGCGGTTGCGGCCAGCGCCGTTATGCTTGTTTTAAAAGCGGCGTCTGGTTCGGTTTTGTTTTACGAATTCGAATTCAATTCGCAAGAATTGCCGGCATCAGAGTCTAGTATCGAAGCTTTGGTTGCCCGTAACCAAGAACCCATGGCTAGCGGTAGCACGTTCGAATACTATTCTGGGCTTACCGCCGATGCAGGTACGAAGCCCGGAGATCCGACGGTACGGCTACTGCAAATTCGTAGCGGCTTGCCGGCGGGGATTTCTGTATCCGACACGTTGCGCGGTTCGTTCCGTAAGTCCGGTTCGCCGACAAAAGGATCGGCGGCGTGGATTATTGGCACTGTAAAATCGGAGTAATTTATGGCGGTGGATTGGATTCAAATCATCGCCGACGATAATCGGCTGTTTCACGACGGTCCGATTGGTATCCTTGAAGGGCTTCCGGGGTGGGGGTCGGGCGCGGCATATCCTGAAACGACTTTACAGCCAAGCGGCTGGACTGCCTATGTGCCCTGGGCGCATCTGTCGCGCGATGCGACTGGTGCGTTTGCCCCGCTATCGGCGGCCGACCAAGCACGTCCATGGCTAGACCCCCGGGCGCGAACCGGCAATCAGGCCCCCAACACGCGGGCGCACCTGCGGCACCACCAGATGCTTTGGTTGCTGAGTAATGGGACGTGGGTGCTGGATAATTATACCGACACGATCGGACGCAGACTCTACCCATATTCGTGGATCGAAGGTACGGATTATGACGCGCCGGACCAAATATACCGAAATGAGCTTAGCGGTGGTAGTTCGTTGCGTGCGCTCGGGTTAGGAAATGACCCGCGCAACCCGGCGAATCCTAACGAATTCCGCGATCGAACGTGGCACCCGTTTGCGTCTCGGAGGCCAATCCCTGCCAATTGGGTGGGGTTTGTCGCGGTCGTTTTTGGGCGATTAATTTTAGACGATCCATTGCAAGCAGACGATCGCGGGCAGTGCAACATTCTGTGCGGTACGTCATTTGATTGGTATCTGGCCATGACGCTGCCGTCGCCGCCAGAGCAAAACGTCAATGTGCTTTATGGCGGATTTTCGCGGCTTAAATATTTACGCAACGAATGGCAGATTTTTTGCAACACCAATCTTTCCGAGGCGCAGCTTCGCGCTAACCCGCCGCCAATCGTTGGAGTAGGGTTATTGGAACCGTTCGTTCCCCCTACTCCGGTTGTTACGCCGGCGGGCCCCGCTTCGAGTAGAGGGCGCTGGATCGATGTATACCGCCCGTCATCGCCGGTTGGTCGGTGGGCGGATCTTGCGCCGATTACCGCAAATGTGGCACCGATTTGGTCGGAACCACCGCCTGTCCCGGTACAAGTTGTAACGGGGAATACATTTTTATACCCGCCGACGCTGCTTTCAGGCACGTTGCCAATTACGTATTCAAAAGCGTCCGGGCTTTCGTGGGCTACGGTTAACGCGATAACTGGCGCTGTTGGCGGTACTGCGGGGGCGACGGGTACTGGTTCGGTGGTCGTGCGCGCCACTAACGCCTGGGGGCAGGCGGACTTTACGTTGCTAATAGACGTCGTCGCAAGTGGGAGCGCTGTTGCGCCTACAATCACGACTACAACACTGCCGGTGCTTACCGCTGGTATTGGCGGGTCGATCCCAATTTCAATTACGGGGTCCGGGGCATTTGCGCTAAGTACTTCAGCAGGCACGCCGCCGCCGGGGACTACTTACGTTGGGCAAAATATCGTTGTCCCAATTTCCGCCCCGGCGGGCGTGTATTCATGGACGGTAACGGCGACCGGGCCTACTTCGCTAACGGATACGCAGGCGTATACGCTTACGCTTGCTTTGGGGGATGCGCCGCAAATTACTACGCAAACGCTGCCTTCTGCGCGTGTAGGCACCGCGTACTCACAAGCCTTAACAGCAGTTGGCGTCCCTCCGTTTACGTGGACCGTGACCAATGGGGATTTGCCCACGGGCATTTTTCTCAATTCGCTTACGGGGGCGTTTGCCGGTACGCCGACTCTTGCAGGCACAGCGTCATTTGAAGTGCGTGCCGGTAATGTAGTTGGCACCGCCGCGCAAACGTTTTCGTTGCTGGTCGAACCCGCATTGACGGTGCCTAATATTACGACTACGTTGGAGCGCCCGGTGGGCACGGTGGGCACGTTGTATAGCGATACGATTTACGCAACTGGGTCTACGCCAATCTTGTGGACGGTTTCGGCGGGTACTCTGCCTGCTGGTTTAGCACTTGACGCGACTACCGGCGCGATTACCGGTACGCCAACTACCGCTGAAACGTCGACCGTAACCCTTCAAGCCACTAATTCCGTCGGTGCGGATTCGCAAACGTTTATTTATTCCGTTCTGGAAGTTGCGGTCTCCCCCGTCATCATTACCGCGTCGCCGCTTAATGCGGGAACTGTTGGTTCATCGTATTCGCAAACATTCGCCGCTACGGGTACGTTACCGATTACATGGAGTATCCAATCTGGGGCGTTGCCGGCGGGGTTGACACTGAATTCAACTACTGGGCAAGTGTCTGGCATACCTACGACGGACGGGGCGGCGGCGTTTGTAACCCGAGCAACGAACGCTGCGGGTTACGTTAGTATGCCATTTCAAATCACCATTAACCCCGCAGCCGAATTGCCGCCGCTTACGTCCGGGGTCGCCGCTGCTGGGACATCATTTAAAGTCGAGCTTTTACAGGCCGTCCATAATTTTTCTGTTTCGGGGGATACGTTCAAATTGGCGTTGTACAGCCCCGCAGCATCGTTGTCGATAGCCACTACAACGTACACTACGCAAAACGAGGTGGTCGGTCCGGGCTACACGCCGGGAGGGGTGACGTTAACTAACGTATCTCCGGTAGTTATGAATAATGTTGCCGTGGCCACATTTGCAGATGTGCTGTTTCCAGTAGTATCGATTACGGTGCGATACGCGATGATTTATAACGCCAGTAAGGCAAACCGAATGGTCGCAGTTCTTGACTTCGGGCAGTCGTACACAATCGACAGCGGCAATTTTGAAATCCTTATGCCATCGGCTACTGCAACCAACGCCATCATCCGGGTGACCTGATATGCCGAGTACCTACTCTTCAAACCTTCGCTTCGAGCTTATCGGCACCGGTGAGCAAGCCGGTACGTGGGGGACCACGACCAACACGAACATCGGCACGCTGATCGAACAGGCGATTGCAGGAGCGGTGACCGTCTCCATGACGGATGCCAATCTCACGCTGTCAACGAACAACGGCGCGTCGGATCAGGCGCGCAACATGCATCTGATTCTGACTTCCGGCGTGTCGCTGACCGCGACGCGCACGGTGACGTGCCCTGCGGTGCCGAAGCAGTATGTGGTGCGTAACGCCACGACCGGTGGGCGCTCGATCGTGTTCTCGGCCGGTGCTGGCAGCGTCACCATCCCGAACGGCCGAACGATCACGGTGGTCTGCGATGGCACCGATGTGCGGCTTGCGAACGACTACCTCTCCGTCGTGGATGGCAGCAGCGTCGAACAGTTCCGTGCGGATACGACCGGAGCGCGCCTTGCGGGCGGCTACCTGAGCGCGCAGCCAACGTTCCGTAATCGGCTCATCAACGGGGACTTCCGAATCTGGCAACGCGGCACATCGCAGACCACCAGTGGGTACGGATCCGATGATCGCTGGGTTAACGCCAACGTCGGGTCGACAAAGACGCACAGCCGGCAGGCGTTCACGCTCGGGCAGACCGACGTGCCGGGAGAGCCGCAGTTTTTTTCTCGCACCGTCGTTGCGTCGGTCGTTGGGGCCAGCAATTTTGTCGTTAAAGTGCAGCGGATTGAGAACGTACGCACACTTGCAGGACAGACGGCAACCGTGTCTTTTTGGGCTAAAGCAGATACCAACCGCCCAATTGCAATAGATTTTGTGCAGTTTTTTGGAACTGGGGGGTCTCCGTCTGCGGCGGTCACCGGTATTGGTGCGCAACAATTTTCGCTCACGTCATCTTGGCAACGATTCACCGCTGCCGTCGCCATCCCATCGATCAGTGGAAAAACGCTTGGCACAAATAATAATGATTATTTAGAACTTACATTCTGGTTTGACGCAGGCTCTTCTTTCAATTCGCGGAGCGCTTCACTCGGCCAGCAGTCCGGGACGTTCGATATCGCACTCGTGCAGGTGGAAGCAGGCGCCGTGGCTACCGCATTCGAAGTGCGCCCCGAGTCGGTGGAATTGGCAATGTGCCAGCGGTATTTCCACACGACCATTGGGTCAACGCTTGGCGCGGTGGTCCTCAAAGTCTCTTCGGCGGCGGCATACGCTGGCTCGGTCCCGTTGATCAGACCGCATCCGGTGCTTATGTATTCCGGTTCCGCGCCTACACTTACCGTGTACCCTACAAATGCGCGGGCTAATTCCGGGAACGTTACCGCAAATACCAGTTCTGGTTCCGCGCTGTCGACAAGCTTTGTTGTAACCGCCGATAGCGTGTCGTTGGCGTTGTGGAACAACGCGGCGCTCGTGGACGTTGGAGATTACTTCACTGCGTTTGTCGACGTCTCGACAGAAATCAACTGACATGGCCAGCCCGAAGCCCACTAATCCCGCGCTCTGGTCGCGCGTGCAAGCGCAGGCCAAAAAGAAATTCGATGTCACGCCCAGCGCGTACAGCAACGCATGGGCGTCCAAGGAATACAAGAAACGCGGCGGCGGTTGGTCCGGGCCGGATAACCGGGTGAAAAAACGTGGCTAAAGGCGGACTGGGGAAGTGGTTCGGGGAGAAATGGATCGACGTGAAGTCCGGCAAGGAGTGCGGGCGCTCCGGGGCGGAAAAATCTTCTCGTGCGTACCCCGCCTGTCGCCCTGCGAAGGCGGCCAAGAAGCTCAGCAGCGCCGAGAAGACGGCGATGGCCGCAAAGAAAACCGGCCCTGCGCGGCAGTCGTGGCCCGTCAGCCCATCAGGTAAGGCCAAGAAATCATGAAGCTGTCGCAGCACTTCAGCCTCGATGAAATGCTTGTCTCGCAGACCGGCGCACGCCGGGGCATCCCCAACGTGCCGACCCCTGAAGTCGTCGAAGAACTTCGCCGTCTGTGCGAACTGGTGCTGCAACCGCTGCGTACATCGCTTGACCGGCCGGTCATCGTATCCTCGGGGTACCGTTCACCC